CATTTCTGGTGTTCTTTCCATCGTTTGACCCCTGGTCATGGCCTCTGGCCTTAGTTGTTTCTCTCTTTAAGCTGTGCGATTGTTAACGGCCTGCCTCTGCCGTTGACTAAATCGTTCAGCGTTATTTCGCCCTTACGATACATCTCTGCACGACCTTTGCCAAGTATATCATCTTGACGTTCTTGCGTCTGCCGTGATAGCCAGCCCTCAAATGTCAGTGAAGCCTTGACCTGACCTGTCTCTGACGCTCTTGTTCCACCAGGCTCACCATCTAAAACTACCGGAATCAATAAACACCGGCAGTTAAAGTGCAGCGGATAACTTGGCATCGGCGAATTGTGACCGCCATAAGGTTTGCCAGACTTCTCCCACTCTTTGCCATCTAGTGGCGCACAAACTAAACAGGTGCGTGAATCAAGCGTAGCTACAGCTCTATAACGCAGAACAATATCATCATTGTCCTGCATTACCTTCATGCGAGCATCGTTAGCAATAGTCGCTGTAGATGTCTGCACCAGTGCCGCTGCGTTGCTGCGTGATACATCCATCACCTGACGCACACGGTTTATGATCTGTGCGTTAGTCTCAGCCCCTGCTATACCTTGCCTGACTGCTGCTGCAAACTTAAATTGTACATCAGCAGACTGCTTTGCCCAAAATGCACCCTGTGTCGCGCCTTGAATTACAGCATCTGTGGCTATTTTATCCAAAACTGTTGCTGATGCCAAAACAGCATCTCTGGCAATTGATGACGCTGTTACTTGTGCCGCTACCTTTGCAATCTCATCGGTATCTGATATTGACTGAACCGCGATACGGTCATAATACTTTTCTATCAGAGCCTGTGCTTCTTTCAACTGCTTGTTTGCTCTTGCCCTGCCCCACTCGGTCATCTCGCCAGCGAGTTTGCCAATTAGCTCACGCTCTAATTGTCGCAGAATACGGACTACGTCCTGACTGACACCTTCAGAAGCCCTGAAGATGTCTAGCTGTAACGCAACTGCCGCATCAAATTGCTTGTTCATCAATCAATCCGCTGGCTGTTGATCCGTTCCTGCTCTACTTCAAACGTGACACCCTGAGCAATGATTTCGCCATCTTGCAGGTTATCGAACAGGGTCTGACTAGATATTGCGCCTGATTGCCATGAGCCGATAAGTGCAGTCAATTCCTGAGCTGACATCCTGATTGGCATAAAGTCGTTATTCAGGGTGTAAGCAACGTCACCAGTTAAACCTGCCCAGCGCAAAAAGGTAGTCAGCGCGTTGGTGATGGTGATGTTAATAACTTGAGACATTGCTGCCAGTTGAGACTGCTCACCTGATTGCCTTGTCTTTTGTGTTTCTGCCGACTCGACTGATGACTTCTGGCTTTCCAGCATTCTTGCGCCAAGCACTGCCATCTGTGATTTCTTATCTTCAAGGTTCGTTCGCAGTGCAGGGAAGTCGCCAGTTGTCTCAACGTAAAATGCCTTAGCCATTGGGTCAGGCAGACAGTTGGCAGATGTCCCACCTAATGTGATGGGCGGGTCACCATCTTCCATTCTGTGACCAGTGATAAACAGTGTTGGCAAGCCTGAGAAGTGGCAGGCGTGTTCGTAGTCAGATGTGACCATGTAGTGCGCCAGATTCATATCAACCAAGTCTAACAGTGGTGGTGAACTTACTGCTGGGCTAATGGAATCAACTCCAGCAAAATAAAAAGGTATTCTCCGCAGTGGCTGATTGTTCATCAGCGGATATAAATCCTCACCAATTTGATTATCAGCGTTATCAACTCGCTGAAACAGTCTCTGTCGGTAACCAGCAGGCGTTAAGTCTAGAACCCTAAACACTGTCTGCGTTTCGTGTGAGTATTCGTTCTGAGCCATTGCCGCTTCTTCCTGAAGAACAACAAGGGTCAGCACTTCAGAGCCAGCTATGCGGGTTGTGCGCCAGTTGATTATTGCCTTTTCAGTGTAGTGAGCCATTAAAGGCTGCCCACCCAAAAGCTCTGCGCCAGCGCGAGTAAAGCCACCAGGGTTTTCAATTTGTGGGTAATCAACCAAGATACCGCTGCGACCAGTCTTTAAAACGCGCTCAAATACACCCTGAACAAAGACATTCAGCGGAGTACCGGCGAGATCAACATTATTGATAAAACGCTCTGCCCCTGCTGGAGCAACAATGTTCGCTGGCTTGCGAAAAACCATACCCTTCAGGCCGGAAATTGTACGCCATGTCGCGTTAAAGAATGGCGTTCTCTTCAGCCTTGTCTCGTAGTCGTTTTGCTCTTCGCCGCGCAGCCTTGGCAGATAAGCAGTATTCTTTTCGTGGATTTTGTACTGGCCTTCTGAGGCATCAATGCACCTATCCCACAAAGGCAGGTTCTTTTCATAGCCTGGGTTTGGCGTAGACACGCCTGAGTAGTTCTTGGTGATCATATGCCTGCCATCCTCGCCTGTGATATTGGGCGAACCAGTGGGAACCGCCTGTGCAGGAAGTAGCCCATTGAATCTGTGTAGTCATCAATCGACGGGTGATCGTTATATTTCTCCGGCTCACCCTTCGCGTCATAGCCTTGGGACTCTAGCGCATCGGTCAGCATAGGGCATCTATCGGTATTGATGCTGATGCGATCATGTGCGAACAATGCGTTGACAGCATTAATTCTATCACGGATTGCCGGATTTGCATTAGGAGCGTCTACGCGGTAGCCAGCTTGCTCAATTATCTGGATATCAGACTGGCTTGCATTCGTTCTGCCAGCCCTTCCTGATGCGTCTGGGTAGACAGTGATAATCCTGCCGCCCTGCCTGTAGCGATCAAGCCTGTTGCATATGTCGCGGGTATCGTGAGCCACAAACTCATCAACGGCAATGGGTTTGTTGTTCTCAATCAGCCAAAGGTTAGCAGAGCAACCGCCAATGTTAAAATCAAGCCCCACATGGATTGCTCTATCGTCAGCAGTCAGAACCCTTGTTGTGTGGTGCTTGTGCCGGTCAAAGAAGTGATACACTTTGTTCTGGCTTAGGCTGACAAACTCGCCATTAAGGTACATGTCTGCAAGGATAGGATCGTAGTTTTTGCGAACATCCTCGATGTAGTTTTCAGGCAGGTACGGGTTTGACGCTGTTGCTGCCTTAATTAGCTGGTAGCCTTCCTGTGCTTTCTTAACCCACTTTTGGTAAGTGAAGCCAGACAGCCCTTGGTCTGGTGTAGTCACATTGCCCATCGTGTTCTGTTCGCCGCAGTTCTGCCGGTTGCGCTCTGCTGCCTTTCTCCAGACATAAGCCGCCTTGTCTTTTGGCAGTGTGTCCAGCTCGTCAACGATGCTGTGTGCAACCTCATAGGCCACAATTCGATCTGGCTTGTCGTAGCTGCGAAAGATCATCTTCCCGTAGCCCTTAACGGTGATCGTGTAATCTGATTTATTTGTGGTGTGCCGCAAGCCTAATTCGGAAATGATTTCTTGTGCGCCTGGCATTGCTCTGAGTTTCAGCAGGTCATAAGTCGGCATGTAGTAAGCTGTGTCGATGCCTGGCTTTTTCAACATCTTAAGCAGGTTTCTAACTATGCCAGCCTGTGTTTTGCCTGCACCAAGACCAGCGACCATAGCTGGATAAGGTTGTTCACAGAACACAAACTCTTCTTGCGGTTCAGTTAGGCTTAGTCGCACGGACTATCTCGACTGATCTTGCTAGATTCATATCGTTGTTTAAATCAGGATTAACCCTGAACTCATCTGGCATTCTGTTCTTCAGCCAAAATATGCAAGCAGTGGTGTCTGGTGGGTAATGTTTAACAGTCTGGGTTATAACGATTTCACCGTTGACAACTTTGATGTCATCTTCAGTGTGGGTGTAGCCCATTGCTCTATGTACTAGTGACTGCTTGACCCTTTCGTCAACTTCTGACTTCCCAATCTTTAAGGACTCAAAAAACTCAGGGTGACGGAACTTCCAATTGTTGATTGTTTGCTCTGTTACACCTAGAGCCTCTGCAATGTCTTTGTCGATTGCGCCAAGCTGGCACATCTTCTTTGCAATATCACAGTATTTTGATTCGTACTCGGTAGGTCTGCTCACCTTTTAGCCCCCAGCCAATAGGTCATGCCCCCACTGGAGGCGATACAGAATATCTTAACACAGTTACTTCTTTTTGCGTCTAGCCTTCTCAGCAGCACTCAGTGCTATTGCAACAGCCTGCTTTTGTGACTTGCCTGCCTTCAGTTCTGTCTTGATGTTGGATTCTATGGTCTTTTTACCGTAACCAGTTTTCAGCGGCATATCATGTCCATTTTATTTTGTTTGCCCAGTAAGCACCTGACATCTTGCCCTTTGCTATGTTATCGGCATGTCTGGCTTTAAATGCTGCTCGTCTTGCTGCATCAGCTTTGCTTTCACCTTCACGTTTGGGTGAGCCGCTTACGCCTTGCTGGCCAAAGCGGATCGTTTTTATCTTGTCACCTTCTTTAGCCACTACAACATGAGATTTCGTTGGGTGGCTAGGTGTTCTCTTGGGCTTGTTTATCTTCCT